GTTGTCAGGAATGTTTCTCCAGTTAAAGGATAGGAACGGAATCTTCCCGTATGGGTTGACTTCGTTGCGGATAAGGATGTTGTGTCCGTTGAACGAAAGCACGACGATAACCTTCTCGTCATCCCAACGCTCTAGGATTTCCATGGGTGCTGTGTTCGGGTCTGCCGAAGTCTTGTAGCTGCGCGGTAGCGCGTGCTGCAAGTAGCCCATCATCCCCTCGGGGATGGTCATGGTGATGTTGTCTGGTCCGCTGGTTACGCCGCCCGAGAAGATGTGGCGAAGCACGTCTTCGGCGGGGATGTCGTAGCCCTCAACGCCGCGTAGGGCTTCGAGGTCCTTGTACGTTGCGTAGTCGCGGTAGACCACCCAGCCTGCGCGGCGGATATCGCCAACGCGGCAGCCCGGGTTAACCAGTACTGTGCGGATATCGCAGTACTTAATCCACGGGTGGGAAATCAACTTGTCGTAAAATTCAATCTCATAATCGTCGGAATCTGGCGTGTCGAACGCTTCGGACTTCCCATCCGCTTGCGGGATGGACACTACCGTGCCTTGGCGCTTGTATCTCTTCATGCGCTTGGTGCGTTCGGTGTAGCCGTACTTCATGATGCCGGTGCCTAGCAAGGCTGATTGGTCTAGAGTACGCTCGACTTCCTCTTCGAAGTCCATCGCATCTAGCTGCGCCTTGAAAATTGCGGTCTTGGCATCGACGATGTCTTGCTTTACGTTCGGACGCGGACGCAGCAAGAACGGCGGGTCTTCGTAGAAGAGTCCGCCCATAATCTTAGGGACAATGGCGCTGATGTGGTTCGATACCATGTACTTCGGCACCGAGGCTTGTCCCTGGTTGCCGCCGTCAAACGCGGACTGCGTTGCAGGCGACTGGTAGAGCAAGTCGGCCATGGTCCAGCCGTTTGCCCATTGTTGAACGTTGATGTAGTTGTCCGCTGTCTCTGTGTCGTCGAGCACTAGCTTGACGGCAGCGGCCTTCTCCATCTGGATAGTTTTGGTCTCTGGGTCGACGTACGTATTTTCGTCGGTTATTTCATTCGCAGCGTCAACGAACAGCTTCGCAGCCTTGATTTCAAGGGCTGAGTCTTGGCTTGGATTGATTCCTGCCTGGTGCTGGTCCACTTAGTTTCCTCTGCGTCTTAGCCCCGGGGGCAGTATCTTCATCATCTGCGCTAGTGCTTGCTCCCTCGGAGTCAAGGGGCGCTGCTCTACCACTGGCGCGGGTGGTGGTTCGTTGCGCTTGTCATAGCCGCGCGCCGTTGTGCCTTGGGGTGATGTTCCTGGGTACTTACGTGTGCCGCCCCATGTGCCGCCATGCATTTGCTCATGCATCGCTTCTAGTGTCATTTGACGATGGCGCTCTTCGCGCTCTTTGCGAGACTTGACGGGGTCTTCTGCGCCGCCCTTGACCGCATCTTTGGGCAGGATTTGGAATACGAAAGACACCACATCCGGATAGTCGTCTTTGCGGCTCTTGGTGCTCGGGTCGCCGTTGAACATCGAGAACTGCTTGAAGCACTCGTCATTCCACATCGCACTGCTCACGAAGTGCAGGCGGTTGTCGAACATCAGTAGTTCGAGGTTCTTGATGCGGTTGCGCTTAGCGTTGCGGGAATTGTCAATCTCAAACGGTGCCCACTTCATATCCAGCACGCCGTAATAGCGAGCCGCGTTGCGGACCTCGTTCATCAACCATTCCAAGCCGTTAATCTTCTCAACCAAGGTGCCGCGAGCCTCGGGCCACTTCTTAGCGAACAACGCCATCTGCGTTGCGAGTTCCGAGGACTTCCACTTACCGTGTACGCCGTCCAATACATCGACCGCGAACTGGTTGTCCTTCGTCTTTGAAATCTTTACCGCGATACCGACCGAGAAGTCGGATGTCGAGGACTGCGAATACGCCAAGTCCCACAAGACCCAGATGTCCCCGAACTGCGGAACGGATTCCTTCGGGTACAGGTGCGCGACGAGCGCGTCGTGCGTGAAGTGATTGACGTATTCGGATAAGTCCGCCGCGTCAGTCGCTTCGTTCATTTGCTGGTTCTTGAAGTTGCGCTCGCCCTTCTCGTCGTAGATGTTGCGTAGTCTCGTCCAGTTGTTCTTGGCCGGGAACACGAGGGTGCCGCGCTGCTCCTCGATAATCTTGCTAATCGAGAGTTGCTACGTCTCGTACAAAATCTGGTCGTCTATCGATAGCGTGAACGCGCCTCGGCAGAAGTAACGGAACGGGGCCACGCGCTTCGACTCCGGGTCAGGGCGAAAGCGGTTGCCGTACAAGTCGTCCGTAAAGTAGCGGGTGCCGGTGATGTCCACCAAGCCCCACGGGTCTAGCAAGTCGGTTTTGCGAGAGTTGAAATCGTATCTCAAGTTCTCGCGCATCTCTTCGTCTGCCGAGTTCTTCAAGTCGACGATATCGTCGCCCTTCAAGAGGCAGCAGTGGTCACCGGTCGCCGAGGACTCCATAGAGGTAAACCACATGGTGTCTTCTTTGAAAAACTGCTTGGTGTTTGCTGGACACTCTAGCGGACCGTCCGAACGCCCTGCCACGCCGCGAGTAACAAACTCGGGGAATAGCATGTGAAACGTCGAGGGTAGGCCGCGCTCGGGTAGAAAGAAGTACTTCTTAATTTCCTTCGCGCGCTTCTTGGCTAGTTGGCGGAACGCCGTGATAACCATGATGCGAATCTCGGGGCGGTTGATTACCCACTGTACGCAATCTACGCCATCAAGCGTGCTCTTGTATCCGCCGCGCTGCTCCAAGACCATCAACTCTCTGGTCTGTACGGAGCCGTCGCCTCGGACATCTGTGCCGACATTGGCGAAACGCTTCTCTTGCTGCGCGAACATGGCTTGCTTGTAATCTTCCAGGTTGTACTCTGGCTTCAACAAGCCGTCAAAATCTTTCTTGATATACTGGTCGCAGGTAACTTGGTGGACGGAGTGGAACAAGCCCCAGCCCAACAAACGACCGAGCCACAGTAAGTTCTTGCGCGCCTTGTCTCGTAAGTCGAGCCACAAGCGGAAACTTACAACGTCATTGACCTCGTAATCCTGTCTGTGATGCTTGCCGCAACGGGTGTGGTCGCACCCAACCCAGCACGATGGCTCGATGGGGAGGACGGACATGGTTGCGGTATCGAGATAATCGATAGCCTTAATCCTGATTGGGTCTTTGCTTGGATTCGGCTGATTGGTCTTCTTCTTGGGCTTCTTGCTCTTGCCGGTCGTCTCATCGTCTTCTTCTGACTCTTTCGCACTCAAATCGGTGCCGTAGTACGCCGCTAGAAGGTCAACCAAAAGACGGCATTCGCTTTTGTAAAACTCGCCCGTAGCATCTTGCTCTTTGGCGAATGTCATATCCAAATCGTACTGCGACTTGAACGCGGCCTGCTCTTCGGGAGAGGCATGGAAGAACGGGTCTGGGTCCCCGCGCTTGCGTGCGCGCGTAATTGCTTGGCGCTGCGCTGCGGTGAAGGGTCCTACCACTAACTGCGGTTCTTTGTCTGCCATGACTGCGTCCCTGCCCGTGTATTGTGGGCGATTCTATTAATTCTTCGGTGTGGTGGCCTTGTAATCGTCCACGTTTTGTTGCTTCTCTCTCAGCTCGCGAGCGAGGGAGTAATCGCTGGATGGTTTGGCTGCGGGTGCTGCTGGTTTGCTTTCGTCTTTCGGTGCGAACGTCGGGTTGGCGGGTCCTGCCTTTGCCAATGCTATCTTTGCCCCGGCGACTGCTTTTGCTGCGCCCTCTGGTCCTGCTGTGTCTTCTGGTCCGTTTGCCATGTTGATTCCTTATAGCTTGGCGATTAGCCACGCTTTGATTTCTGCCCAAATTGCCTTGAAGTGGTCGCCCACGGTCAAGTTTTTTGGCGCTCTCATATCCATTGGTGGTTGACCCACGGCTGGCGGTGTTGGCAAGCCAGCGGTGTCATCTTCCAAGAAGTTGTAAAGGTTCTTGCCGGTCGGTATCGCACCCGCGCCCATTGCGCTGAGCGGGAAGCCGAGTTCTAGCACGCCGACAATCTCGCCGGTCTTGGCGTCTACGATAGCGGACCCGGAGGAGCCGGGGCCGGTCTGTAGCGTGGTCAAAAATCTCTTCTTCATCGCGTCAACGTTAACCGGTTCGGACGTTACGATGCCGTGGACAACCTGCTTGCCCAAGCCGTACGAGTAGTTGATGTTCAAAAGTTCCGTGCCGACCGCTGGTGACCCATCATTCGGGTTGTTCAACGGGATGACGGGGTATTCCTTCGCGCTGTGGAAAGAGATAATCGCGTAGTCGTAGCGGTCGTCGTTTTCCGATTTCAGAATATCTACGTGGTGGAGAACCGGCTCGTCGCTAATCTCGTCGGAGATATAGTAGCCGTTGGCTTCACGAATGGCTGGCATGATGCAGTGTCCGGCTGTCAGCGCAACGTATTCGTTGCCTTGGTGGTCGATGACCGTGGCCGTGCAGATGGCCTCGGACTCGAACTTGCAGCCCCAGGTCCAGTCAATTCCGAAGAGGCCTTCCTTCGGGTTCCACTTACAAATTTGTTTGCCGATGTAGAGCGGTAGGCTCGCCTTCGACAACTGCTCTTGCACGCTGGGCTTCTCTTGTGCGTGCGTGAGGGCAGGGATTGACAGCAGTGCTGCAAGTACGACAGACAGAATCATCTTCACTGGCTTATCTCGTGAACGGCCCTTGGCAGAGCACCACCGTTCCTACGCGGTCCCTGTTGGGGTCCCCTGCTCCGCGCCCGGCTTTTTAAACTTGGCGATAATATCCTCGGCCTTATGCGCAACGTTCATTGCCCCTGAGCCGCCCAGAAGGTAGGCTGGACCTGTCAGGTCTGGCAATACGTGCGTCTTGAGTACGAGATACGTTACCCAACCAATGACTGCTGCGGTCAAGGATAGAGCAACGACGTGCGCAGGGTTGACCTGCTTCTCCGCGTCGTTAACCAACCCCGACCAGAATCCCATTTTAGTGGTGCATGTGCTTCATCGTCTCTGCCATGTTGGCCATGTGCATGACGTGTTCGTTGGACGAGTGCTTCGCGTGCTCAAGCTTGTCCGCCGGGATGTTCTCATCCATGGGGACGTTGAGTGCGCGGTGCAACCCGCCTTTGCGCAAGTGGTGCATAGCGCGATAGATTGATGTCTCAGCCATTTTACGCCCCCGGTGTTGCTGCGGGAGCCGGTACGCCGACTGCCGGTGAACCTGCTGCCGGACCTGCGTTGGCTTCTGCTTCGCCAGGATTCATAGGCGAGGTGTGGTCCATCATGTGGTCCATCATCGCATCGTGGTCACCCGCGCCGGAACGCACGTTCTTGGACGGGTCCGATTCGTGGTGGTGCTCGATGGTGTGGCTGCCGTCTGCGTGGTGCTCGACGGTCGTCTTGTGATACGGGTGGTGCTTCTTCATAGAGCCTCTTTACTTACGTTTGTTGCGAGCTACCTGGTAATGACTGACGTGTTGCGGGAGACCTTTCTCGGGAGTCGAAGCAAAGTCGTGCAGGTCTTTGTGCGACATCTTCGCCAAGCCCTTGTTCGCTTCGTTCAACTCTTCGGGGTGGTGTTCCGCAATCGCCATTGCGATGCGTTGATTCTTTGAGACTGCTGGCATGTTACTTTATCCACCCAAAATGCGCGGCGATTTGGTGCATGACACCGACCACAGGAAGTACGCAGCCCATTTGAATGCGCTGCCACATCTTCTCCGTCTCGATGTTCTTTGCCATCGATTCAATCTTGGTTTTGTACTCACCACGGAACTCTCTAAAATCTCCGTGGTATTGCTCGACCTTCTCGGTAAGAGTGGTTATTGCTTTAAGTACTTCGGCGTTGTCTTCGCCCATGGGGGTGGCCTTAAAATGTGTCGGGCCTATTACTCGACGTGGCGGGGATTACACCCGAGGTTCATGGAGGTCGCTGCTGTATATCGAGCCGACCGTCACATAGAAGAATGGGGGAGTTGTTGAGACTCCCCCTAGGAGTTACTCAGCGGTGATTTGGAACTGGTACAAGTTCGCGTTGTTGCCTGCGTCCGTGTTGGTGAAGGTCACGCCTACGACCATGCCGAACGGAACTGCGCTTGCGAAGTTGATTCCCGACAAGTTGTTTGTCAAGGAAGCAGTCGTCACGTTGTTTGCGCCCAAGATAGCGTACTGGCTACCACGGACAACACCCGACTTCGAGTCGCCGAAGAGTGAAACCTTCAAAGCGAACGAGTAGTAGGGGGATGCCAAAGGTGCAGTCAATGCGACGGTCGTTGCCAACTTGGTGTAGGAAGGCGAGGACAGGGTCGCGCTGGTCTGAGCATACAAAGCAACTTCAACGGTAACCGAGGAGTCGGCCACACCGGACTGAATGTTGCCGCCAACTAGGGCGTTGAACCACTGGCCGTTCAATGTGCTGTTGCCTGGAACGACAAGCTGTCCCACTGCGCTGGATGCCGAAGGTGCGGTGCTCTGCACGTCGAAACCACCGAACAAGCGGGGGAAGTACTTTACGGTCGTGCCGGTGCCACCAACGGTGGACGGGTTAAGGCCGTTTACCAAAAAATCATTAATAACAGACATGGGTATTTTCCTTATGTCCCTGGTCGCTGGAGGGTCACCCCAAACGCCAAGGTTTTAATGGAACACCTTTGATACTGCTAGGTGAAGCCATTCTATCGCCAGAGCCACCCGCATACACAACGAATCGTGTCCCACGGATGGCGCTTCTGGAGAAACTTTTTACAAACAGGACAGCAACGCTGCCACATAGGTCTATCGCAGAATTAGTGCGATACGCCTTGATAGTCGATGTAGTTTTCGACTAGCCCACCGGTCGGGCTGATGATTTGGAGGATGTCGAGATTGGAGGGATTGGTGAATGTTGCTGCAAAGAGTGCTGCGGTGGTGCCTGATGCGATGTTGGAACGGAACTGGCCGACGCGGGTATTGGGTGTCGTCGCGTTCGATGCTGGGTTATGCACGACGCCGTTGTAGTCCACGTTCAAGAGAACGGTCTCGCCTGTAGGGGAGACGATTTGCAGAAGGTCAAGGTTCTGCACTGGTCCGCCGACTTGCTGGAAGGCGTTGGCCCAAGAGGTGCCATTAATGCTTTCGAGAACTGCTGTTGCTGTTGCGGCCATCTGTGCTCTCCGTAAATGCAAAACCCCCTGAAAGAGGGGGTTTCGTTACAATCTGTTGCTAAAATTGGTTGGCTGTCTAGGACTCGAACCTAGATTAGAGGATTCAGAGTCCTCTGTCCTACCAGTTAGACGAACTGCCAATTGAAAATTAAGGTGCTGTCGTGACGTTGTAGGCAACCGTAACTGCTAACGTGCCGTTGCCTGTTGCTAGCGTGTCTAGCATAGCGATACCAAATGGCTGGTTCAACACTGTGCTCAGTGCTATTGCACTGGAGTTGACTGGGACTACTTGAACCTGGCTTGATGTTGCTATTACGATGCCCGCGTAACCGAACTCAACCATGTTGTTGGTCGTGATTAGTGAAACCGTGTTTCCGAAACCAAAATAGAGGTCGCCGTCGCTGCCTGTTTCCGTATACTCAGGCGAGATGTACTTAAAGGCAAGAGAAACTGAGATGGGCGAGATGTACAGATTCGGTCCTGGTGCTGGAATCAACTGTACTGATGTTGTGTGCAGTGCCTTCAACTGTGCGGGAGTCAACACAACGACGGCGGTCTGTGTAAAAATCGGCGGGTCGATTGAACCGTCGAAGTTCATGTGCATCTGAATCGAGCCGTCTTGCTTCTTAACTTGGAAGATGTCGTCGGAGTTGTTACTCTCGAAGACCCCCATCGCCGCGTTTATAGTCGGCTGAGAAACTATCGGTAGTGCCATGCTTTAATCCGTCGTGCAACTTATCTTCTGAAACTTGGTTGGGCAAGAACGATTCGAACGTTCATCGAGCGGATTCAAAGTCCGACGTGTTACCGTTACACCATCGCCCAACAGAAATTGGTCCCAAGTCGTGGAGTCGAGCCACGTCCGCCTCGGTTTCAGCGAGGAGTGCTACCCTTACACCCACAGGGGACAGAAAATTGGAGGAAGAAGGATGAATCGAACACCGTGCCTTTCGGCACCCTCCGGGTTCGAACCGGATTGCAGGCCATTCCGCAGCATCTTCCTAAATGGCGGATGGTCCGTGATTCGAACACGGACAACCTTTTCGGGTTGACTCAGTCTTAGCAGGACCGTACGTTGCCGTTCCGTCAACCATCCGTTAAACTTTTAATGCGGCCTTTAGTGCTTGCACGCGCGCGGTCGCTCTTTCTAAGTCGCCGCTTGCTGCTTTGAATCCGTGGTCTTGCTGGAATCCGTCCAGCCACCAACACATCGCCTTGCCCCACATCTTGCCTTCTTGCTGGGCACGCCAACTGTGCGTGGATATGGTTTCGTCTTGTTCGCCGCGCAACACAATCACGTTGAACGCGATATCGAATGCGACGAGTGCGCGATGCGGCCAGCTCTCGTGGGCTGCCGTCGCTTCATACTTTGGAACGTCCTCTGGCACAAACGGCGGCGCGGCCTTTCCAAAAATAGCGCGTGCTGTTTGCATCAAGACGGATATCGCAACAAGCCCTGCTATAGACAGCGTAGTGATTTCACCAGCTAGCAAAAGCTTGTGCAACAGGTCCATGCGGAGACCCCTTTCAGTTTGGCAGGACGCGTAGGAATTGAACCCACTCCGTTCGGGTT